CTATATGAAGCGCTTGAAGCGATGAAGCGCGAACTCACATGGGACACGCCGCTTGTTGGTCGCGACGGGCAATAAATCTGGCGAACTCAGATCCAGCAAGTAGGCGCGATCGAATCGCGCGCCATATTGGCGACGACTGTCGGGGATTGGTTTGAAACCAACGGCTTCGAAAAAACCGCGCGTCACTCTGTCGTCTTCGTCAAAGGTCACCCGCGCGCTGAATATGTTGCGATAGTGCCACTCCGCAGAAATCGCCTCTATCATTCTGCGGCCTACGCCTTGGCCCCGAGCACCAGGTGCGACGTACATGGTGGAAAGCTTGACGTCGTGATTTCCTTTGGGCGTCACGATGGCCCAACCGGAAGTAAACTTCCCTAGACCCGCCTGCCAGAGCTGCGCGCGCCCACTTTCGATATCGTCTAACCGCCGTTCGAGCCAATCAAGTCCGTCAGGGTATTGAACACCGAGCACTCCTAATGCGCTGCGTACGCAGCTGCGCTCAGGCACTAGGATCTGCGAGATCGTATCCACTAGACCAATTTAACAGGAAATGAGGATATTTCCATGGGGCTTGAAATGGAATTCGCTGTTTCCGCCATTTCAAACTGAAATCATAACCATATAGGTTATTTTCCTTGACATCGTCACGCTGATATGGCACATAACTCTCATCATGCAGAATTGCGAGTCGGGCCGGGGCCTCTTCCGATGGGAGGGGCTTTCCGGCCCTTTTGCTTTGGAGGCGGGCGATATGGACGAGGAAATCATTCCGAACCAGAAGGGGCAGTTGCAGGTTCGGGCGGTGCGGAAGAACGGGTGGACGGCGGCGAAGCGCGCGGCGTTCCTGGCCGAGCTGGCGCAGAGCTGTAACGTCAGCCGCGCGAACAAGGCGGCGGGGGTCGCGACGCGCAGCGCCTATCTGCTCCGCGCGCGCGATCCCGAATTTGCGCGGCAGTGGCAGGCGGCGCTGGAGATCGGTTACGAACGGCTGGAAATGGCGCTGGTCCGCCGTGCGTTACAGGTGGTCGAAGGGATCGATCTTGATGAGGGCGCGGAACCGGTCGAGAAAATGACGGTGGAGCAGGCGATGAACCTGCTCAACCTGCATCGCCGCAGCGTGCAGCAGGGGCATGCGTCGAAACGCCGGCAGCCCGAGCGGCATGTCGCGACGCAGGAGGAGACCGACGCGGCGCTGATCAAGCGGATCGGCATGGTGCTGCGCCAGCGCGCGGCGCGCGGGGCGTTGCCGCCGCCGTCTTCGTCTTCGCCGCCGCCGCCGAAGGACGGCGCCGGTCCGGACGCGCCGGAGCCGGTATGTGGTTGACCGACGCCGACCCCGACGCGACCGACGCGGTCACGCGGCAGTGGCGGTCGGACGACCTGATCGCGTGGCTGCGCAGCCTGACACCGAGGGAATTGCGCGATGTGCTGCGCGGGCTGACCGAGGGGCAGAAGGCCGAGCTGGTCCGGCGCTGGTACGGGTTCCAAAATGACGGGCAGCGTACCCCGCCGGGGGACTGGCGGATCTGGCTGATCCAGGCGGGGCGCGGGTTCGGCAAGACGCGGGCGGGCGCCGAATGGGTGAGCGAGGTGGCGCGCGATCGGCCGGGGGCGCGGATCGCGCTGGTCGCGGCGACGATCGCCGACGGGCAGCGGGTGATGATCGAGGGGCCGAGCGGGCTGCTGACCGTGGCGCGGTCGCACGAGACGCCGCGCTGGGTCGCGGGGCGGCGCGAGCTGCTGTTCGACAGCGGCGCGGTGGCGATGCTCTATTCGGCCGAGGCCGGGGAGGAATTGCGCGGGCCCGAACATCATGCGGCGTGGTGCGACGAGCTGGCGAAATGGCGGCGCGGGACGGCGGCGTGGGACAATCTGATGCTGGGGATGCGGCTGGGCGAGCGGCCGCGGGTGCTGGTGACGACGACGCCGCGGACCAATGCGGCGATGCGGCGCGTGCTGGCGGCGCCGGGCATGGTGCCGACCTATGGGCGGACGGGCGAGAATCCGCACCTGCCCGAAAGCTTCGTCGAGGCGATGCTGGCGAGCTATGGCGGGACGCGGCTGGGGCGGCAGGAGCTGGGCGGCGAGATGCTGGAGGATGTCGAGGGCGCGCTGTGGAGCCGCGCGCTGGTCGAGGCGTGCCGGGTCGATGCGGCGAGCGTCGGCAAGCCGGTGCGCGTGGTGATCGGGGTCGATCCGCCGGCGACCAGCGAAGGCGATGCGTGCGGGATCGTCGTCGCGGCGCTGCTGCGCGACGGGCGGCTGGCGGTGCTGGAGGATGCGAGCGTCGAAAAGGCGTCGCCTGGCGTGTGGGCGCAGGCGGTCGCCGCGGCGGCGGCGCGCCGGGGCGCCGACCGGGTGGTCGCCGAGAGCAATATGGGCGGCGAGATGGTGCTGGGCACGCTGCGCCAGGCCGATTGCACGCTGCCGGTGGTGCCGGTGCACGCGAGCGTCGGCAAGGCGCGGCGTGCCGAGCCGGTCGCGCTTGCCTATGAGCGCGGGCAGGTGGTCCATGCGGGGGTGTTCGGCGAACTGGAGGACCAGCTTTGCGGGTTCCAGGTCGGCGGCGGCTATGCGGGGCCGGGACGCTCGCCCGATCGCGCCGATGCGTGCGTGTGGGCGCTGGCGGAGTTGCTGCGCGGGATGGGAACGGCGGGGCCGGGGGTGCAAAAATTATAGCGCCGCTTTCGGGCGCGACGGGTCAGGAGAACATCATGAACTGGTTTGGCCGCAAGGCCGCGTCGACGGCGACGCGGCCCGCTTTGTCGCGGGTGTATGGCTCGTGGAGCGCGCCCGCGCCCTTGTCGTTCGAGGCGCAGGTGCGCAGCGGATATCTGGAGAATCCGATCGTGCGGCGCAGCGTGCAGCTGGTCGCCGAGGCGGTCGGCGGGGCGCCGCTGGAGGCGGGCGACCCGGCGCTCGGCGCGCTGGTGGCGGGCACGTCGGGCGGGCAGGGGTTGCTCGAGACGCTGGCGGCGCAGTTGTTGCTGCACGGCAATGGTTATGTGCAGATTTTGGGCGACGGCACGGGGGCGCCGGCGGAGCTGTTCGCGCTGCGCCCCGAGCGGGTGACGGTCGAGGCCGATGCGCGCGGCTGGCCGATCGCTTATCGCTACAAGGCGGGGGGTAGCGCGGCGGTGCTGGCGGCCGAGGATGGCGCGGGGCGGACCGCGGTCGTCCACCTGAAGGCGCCGCATCCGCTCGACGATCATTATGGCGCGGGGTGCCTCGGCGCGGCGGCGGCGGCGATCGCGGCGCATAATGCCGCGACGGGGTGGAACCGCAGCCTGCTGGAGAATGCGGCGCGGCCGTCTGGGGCGCTGGTGCATGATCCGGGCGACAAGGGCGTGCCGCTGTCGGCCGAGCAGGTCGAAAGATTGCGTGAGGAGCTGGCCGAGGGGTTTGCCGGCGGGGCGAATGCGGGGCGACCGTTGCTGCTGGAGGGCGGGCTTAGGTGGCAGGCGCTGTCGCTGTCGCCCGCCGACATGGATTTCCTGGAGCTGAAGCATAGCGCAGCGCGCGAGATCGCGATGGCGTTCGGGGTGCCGCCGATGCTGCTCGGGCTGCCGGGCGATGCCACTTACGCGAATTACAAGGAGGCGAACCGGGCGCTGTGGCGGCTGACGGTGCTGCCGCTGGCGGGGAAGATCTTGGGCGGCATCGCGCAGGGGCTGCGCGGGTGGTTTCCCGATGCCGCGCTGCGGGTCGACCTGAACAAGGTGCCCGCGCTGACCGAGGAACGGATGATGCTGTGGCACGAGGTGTCGGCGGCGGACTGGCTGACGGGTGAGGAGAAACGGGCGTTGCTGGGGGTAGGGTGATGCAGGACGCGAGGGCGATCCCCTCACCCAGCTTCGCCTAGGCAGCAAGCTGCCAAGGCTGCGCAACCCTCTCCCTAGATGGGAGAGGGGAAGGAAGGATCTCGACATGGATGAGGAAGAAGCGCTGGCGCGGCTGGTGGCGCTGGCGGGGACGGGTGTGGCCGACGCGGCGGTGCTGCGCGCGCTGATCGAGGAGGCGAGCGAGCTGGGGGCGCGGCGGGCTTTGGCGCGGCTGGGGCTCTCGGACGAGGCGGCGCGCGGCGACATGAGCGATTTGCGGCAGCTGCTGGGGGCGTGGCGCGACGCGAAGACGAGCGCGTGGAAGGCGGCGGTCGACTGGGCGGTGCGCGGGATGCTGGCGCTGCTGGTCGTCGGGCTGGCAGTGAAGCTGGGGCTGCCGGGGTTGCTGCGGTGAGGGGGGCGGTGGTGGAACAGGCCCTCCCCCAACCCCTCCCGCGAGCGGGAGGGAGGATCAGGTTCGCGGGCTATGCGTCGGTGTTCGACCGCGTCGATCGCGGCGGGGATGTGGTGCGCAGCGGCGCTTTTGCGCGCAGCCTGGCGGCGGGCGGGGCGGTGCCGCTGTTGTGGCAGCACCGGCCGGGGGCGGTGATCGGGACGATCGAGGGCTTGGCCGAGGATGCGCGCGGGCTGCGCGTGGTGGCGCGGGTGACGCATCCGACCGCGGCGGCGCTGGTCGCGCGCGGGGCGCTGACGGGCTTGTCGTTCGGATATCGGGTGACCGCGGCGCGCGGGAGCAATCCGCGCGAATTGCTGGGGCTCGACCTCGCCGAAGTGAGTTTGGTGGCGGCGCCGATGCAGGCGCTGGCGCGGGTGATTGCAATCGAAACATTGGCGGCGGGCGACAGGCCCTCCCCCAACCCCTCCCGCCTGCGGGAGGGGAGTCTTTTGGTGAAGGAGTGACGGGCATGGAGTTGGATATGGAAGTGAAGGCCGATGCGCTCGATGGGGCGTTCGATGCGGTGCTGGCGGCGGAGGCGGTCGATGATCTGAAGGCCTCGGTCGCGGCGTTGAAGGCGCAGGTCGATGCGCAGGCGGTCGCGGCGGCGCGGCTGCCGCTCGACGGGGCGAAGGCGGCCGATCCGGCGCGCGATGCGTTCGTCGAGCGGTACCTGCGCAGGGGCATCGATGCCGGCGTCGAGATGAAGAGCCTGTCAGGGGCGAGCGGCGCCGAGGGCGGTTATGCGGTGCCGCGCGAGATCGACGGGACGATCGCCGCGACACTGAAATCGTTGTCGCCGATCCGCAGCATCGCGACCGTCGTGCAGACTGGGACGAGCGGCTATCGCAAGCTGGTCGCGACCGGGGCGACCGGGGCGGGCTGGGTCGGCGAGACCGCGGCGCGGCCCGAGACCGGAACGCGCAGCTTTGCCGAGATCGCGCCGCCATCGGGCGAGCTTTACGCCAATCCGGCGGCGAGCCAGGCGATGCTCGACGATGCGATGTTCGATGTCGAAAGCTGGCTGGCCGACGAGATCGCGCGCGAATTCGCGGTGGCGGAAGGCGCGGCGTTTGTGAGCGGCAACGGGACGAACCGGCCCAAGGGCTTCCTCGACGCGGCGACGACCAACGAGGGTGACGGGGTGCGCGCGTTCGGGACACTGCAATATCTGGCGTCGGGCGCGGCGGGCGCCTTTGCGGCGTCGAACCCGCAGGACAAGCTGGTCGAGCTGGTCCATGCGCTGCGCGCCCCGTACCGGCAAGGCGCGGTGTGGGTGATGAACAGCGATACGCTGGCGCGAATCCGCAAGTTCAAGACGAGCGACGGCGCCTTCCTGTGGCAGCCGGGGCTGGTCGAGGGGCAGGCGGCGACGCTGCTCGGTTATCCGGTGGTCGAGGCCGAGGATATGCCGGCGGTGGGGGCGAACAGCCTGTCGATCGCCTTCGGCAATTTCCGCGCCGGGTATTTGATCGCGGACCGCGGCGAGACGCGCATTTTGCGCGACCCGTTCAGCAACAAGCCCTTCGTGCATTTTTATGCAACCAAGCGGGTGGGCGGCGCGATCATCAATTCGGAAGCGATCAAGCTGATGAAATTCGCCGCCAGCTGATCTGGCGCGCGATGCGGCGCCCGGCCCCGGTCCTTTCCCTTTCGGTAGGGGCCGGGCGCTTACCATTGTGTTCGTCTGCCGAGATTCGCCACAGATTTGCACGCGCTCAATCGGGCCGAGCAACCCCTCTGATAAATGCGGCAAGCTTGCTGTTCCGCAACGCGTCGATGCGGGTCATGCTTATGACAATGTCCGCTCCAACCATATTTCGATAGACATCGTTGGGATCGTCACGTCCCATTGCGACTTGGGCTCGACTGAAAAAAGCGATCACCCGCGCAATGTCTTCTGCCGGATACTTGCGGCTGGCAGCGCGCCTTAGAATGTCGTCAGAGAGAGTTCCAGCCAATGTGCTTTGAGGTGTGACGAGCATCTGCTTCTCGGATGGCAGAGCTTTCCATTCTCGCATCGCCGACGAGAGTTCGGCCAGAAGGCGGTAGGTTTCGAGAACCGGCCAGCAGCTTTCAATGGCCTGAACCACGCCTTTTTCGTCAGCGCCGTTGCACTTGCTCAGGTCAGTGCGTTCGTCCGGGGCAATATTTCGATCGCCTATGCCCTGATCGATGATCTCCTTCAGCGGTCCGCTGAATGGTTCGCTGTACATGTTTTGGGCGAGCAACGGCTGGGGCGCCGCTCCGATGCCAAATATCAACAGCCCGATCATCCGTTTTCGCATGGCTGGCAGCCCTGTGCTTCTGCGCATCCGCCGTCAAGCGGCTGCTCATTTTGAATGGAAAGGATGGCATGACCATGCCGACGATATTTTTTGCCGACCTGGTGCGCGAGACGAGCGGCGCGACGGGCACGGGACCCTTTGCCCTGAGCGGCGCGGTGGCGGGGCATCGGCGGTTTGCCGATGCCGTGCCCGGCGGCGCGAGCTTTCACTACAGCATTGCCGGGGTGCGGCACGAAGGCGAGTGGGAGGTCGGGACCGGCGGGCTCGATGCCGAAGGACGGCTGCGGCGCGATGCCGTCGCGGCGTCGTCGAACGGTGGGGCGCCGGTGGTGTTTTCGGCGGGGATCAAGACGGTCGCGCTGACCGTCGGCGCGGGGTGGCTGACGGCGACCGATGGCGCGCTGGCGGCAGCGACCGCCGGGGTTGCCACCAACGGCGCGGCGCTGACGGCGGCGGGGGTGACGATCGCGGCGCACGGCGCGGCGATCGGCGCGGTGCAGGCGGCGATTGCCGCGCATGACGGTGTGCTTGCGGGCAAGCAGCCGATCTCGACCGGCCATGCGGCGGCGACCTCTGTCGAGGCGGCGGACAGTGTCACGGTGCGGCGCGGCAGCGGCTGGGTGAATGTACCGGCGACGGCGCTGGTCCATCAGCGCAGCGGTGGTGGCTTCGTCTGCGCGGGCAATCTGGGGGTCGGCGACGACGCGCCGGGGCAGCGGCTGGTGGTCAAGGGCAGTTCGGCGGTCGACGGCAGCGCGCCGGTGGTGGCGGAGATTGCCGATACGCAGGCGGGAGCCGCAGGCTGGACTGCGAACGCGGTCTTTGCCGCGCTCAATTTTCGCAGCGCCGACGGGTCGGTGACGGGCGCCGGGGTGCGCGCGCAGATCGCGGCGACGATGCCGGTGGCGCATGGCGGGCAGACCGACCTGAAGCTGAGCGCGTCGGGGGTGACCTTGCTCGACCGCGCGGTGGTGCTCGAAAGTTCGGGACGGTTCCGGCCCGGCACCGACAATAGCCAGCAGCTCGGCGGCGCGAGCCAGCGCTGGTCGACGGTCTATGCGGCGACGGGGACGATCAACACGTCCGATGCGCGCGACAAGCATTGGCAGGGCGCGGCGAGCGCGGCGGAGATACGCGCGGCGCGGCGGATATGGGGTGAGCTGGGTTTTTTCCAGTGGACCGACGCGATCGACGCCAAGGGCGCCGATGCGGCGCGGCGGCACTTCGGGGTGCGGGCGCAGGCGGTGTGGGACATCATGGCCGACGAGGGGCTGGTCGATCCGGTCGGCGACGACGGGCGGCCGGGGCGGACCCCCTATGCCTTTCTGTGTTTCGACCGGTGGGAGGATGGCGCGGGCATCTGGCACGACCGGTTCGGGGTGCGCGGCGACCAGCTGGCGCTGTTCCTGATCGCCGGGCTGGCGAGCGAGATCGCGGCATGATCGGGGCGCGGGCGCTGGGCGCTGGCGCGATCGCCGATGCGGGTTTGCGCGACCTGGCGAGCGAATATCCGGGGCCGCGGGTCGGCGCGGCGCGCGGCGACGCGCGCGGGCGGACGGCGGGGTCGCAGGCGAGGGAGCGGGTGGTGCGGGTGCGGCGGGACGGGCGGCTGGTGTGAGGCTTGCCGATCCTCCCTGTGACCGCAGGTCATG